AGCCCCGATTTGTGCAGCTTCCATCTGGGTAATATCGGGCGCAATCTGCTGCGTGCTGTCATACGTACCGAGACCCGGCGTAGGTGCGGCAGGTAATCCTACATCGAGACCCGTAGTCGGAGCAGTGGCTACTGACGCAGTTACGTCACCTTGAAGCTGTGGTGCCGTTTGCATCTCACCCGTTTTGACCACCGGACGTACCGGAACAATCTGTGGAACCCCGTCCATCTGCCCGGATGCTTGTGCATTGATCTGATCTAGCATCGTTTGATCGTCAGATATTTTGTTAGGTTCTGCCATGATTATCTAAATCCCATAAATACGGAGACGACCATAGCCACGACTAAAATCGTACTCCCCATGATCATCGCTTCTAAGCGCCACATACGTTTGTCTAAGCTGTCTAGCTTCCCGTGAACCAGTTCTCGAAACATGGCGCATTCTTTTTCGTGCGCTTCGAGTTGCATCTGGGTCTTCAGTGCGGGTTCCATTGTTTGCTCTAGTTGCATCTTAGCTGACATTTAAGCTGCGCCCAATCTCGCGAAGATTTGTGCCGTCGCTCATAAACACAAGGATGTCTCTTGCGCTTGCTGTGGTTGTTAGGGTAGGCGCACTGCCGCCTGCAAATTTGTATGCAGAGTTAAATGTTGCAGTACGTGATCCGGTGCCGTCTTGTATGATTGTCAAGACGCAAACTAGACCAGCGGCGTGGTTACTAGGCGCGTTAAATGTTCTGTTACCCCCCAGTGTGACCTTAGAAACCTGTTGTGTTTGCAGATTCAAGTCTATGTTAGTACCGTCAGTCAGGGTATCTTCGGTAAAACTCTGTGCCGCTGTGTATTGTTGTGCCAAATTTAATGCCGCTAGTGATGTGCTTGCTGCAACATTTGGTAAGGTTAAAGTTACATCTGTAGTTGACGCAGGGCCAGCCAGCGTGACAGAGTTAGTACCGTTGTCCGTGCCTTCCTTGAACAAAATAGAACCCGCAGTAGTCGTACCACCAGCATTAAGCACAGGGGCAGTCAAAGTTGCGGAAGTTAGATTCGGAGAAGTCAGCGTTGGAGAGGTAAAAGTTTTATTGGTCAGTGTTTGTGTGGCACTTGTGCCTACAATCTCTTGATCACTACCCGCAGGTAGGGTCAGGGTGTTTGTAACACCTGCAGAGTGTGGCTGTGGTTGTACGGTTTGTGCGTGTGCGTTGCTCGACTCGCAGTAAAACTTAACTTGCGAACGTGAACCCGTCCCTGTCCGTATGTCAACCAAGCCGTCTGAAATACTAACGCCACCCGACGATCCATCTCCATCGAGATTTACCTTACCATCACCATTTGGCACTATGCCAATATTGCCGTCCGTGTTTGTTGAGGTGATTGAGTTACCGTTGATGTTGATATTATCAACTTGTGCTTCGGTAACTGCACTGTTCGTGCCGAGAGTCACACCGTCGATTGCACCGCTGTCAATATCAACTTTGCTAATGTCTACCTCACCCGCACCGTTTGGTGTCAGAGCGATATTTCCGTCTGTATTGGTGCTTATGATGGTGTTACCATCGATGTTGATGTTGTCAACGTCGAGGTCACCTGTTACGTTGGCAGCGCCCGTGATAGTCAGGGTAGTGGTATCGATGGTTACGGCTGTCGATGCGTCGATGTCAACAGTCGGTGCGACTAACTCTAACTCCGTATCCGCATCTATGTCGAGTTGTCCGTCCCCTGTCGAACCGATAGTCAGAGCCGAATCTCGGAACTGCAACTCCATAGCGCCGTTGAGAAGAAGACCTGTGTCAGCGACGTGTGTAAGGTTTACGTCGTCATCCGCACCAAAGTTTAAGACGGCAGCATCAGAGCGAAGGAACACATCGTCCGGAGCTATCACATCATCGTCTTGCAAAGTGAGGGCAGTGGTTAAGGCTTCTGCGTTTCCGGTCTGGAAGACGAGCTTTACGTCATCACCACCCGTGTCATCGAGCGTATCGACAACAACAGCATCAATCTTTGCAACATCTACACCTGACTGCTGCGTATCTAAAGTCTCAAAAACAATAGAACCAACACTATCTGCCGCAAGAATGTCGGTGGACGTGTTGGTCAGGGTGATGATAGGCGCATCATTTTTACGAACATTTAGGTTGACAAGATATGCGTTGTTCCACAAATAGGTAGTAGAGCCGAGATCAAAGGACGCGTTTGTTAGCGGTTGCAAGTGTGAACCTACGCCGTCTGCAGAACCGTCAGAAGCCGCTACAATAAGGCGATCAATGTAGGCAATGCCATCGAGATATAGGTCTTTAAACTCGGCAGAAGACGTACCAAGATCGATTGTGTTGTCGCCACTAGGTGTTAGGGCTGTCGTTGTCTGTGTTAATTGTTGAGACGGACCTAGCTTACTGATGGGTCCGCCATCTCCTGTGGTAGAGCCGTCATGTGTATGTCCGGACGACACGTTAAACGCTGCTTGGATGGCGTCAAATTCACCATCGAGAGGCGCAGCGTTAATTACGTTGCCGTCTGCAATCTGGTTTGTCGTATCGTTACGAGTGTAGCCTGCCATCGTTGATTACCTTCTTCCGTATTGTCCGTACTCTATCACTGCGGCGTCGAGAGAGAACGGTGGGCCTGTGCCGCTTGACTCAAACTGTAAAGATACAGTGAATCCGGAGCCTTGTGTTTGTGTGTCAAAAATAGATTGTAGCGATTCTCCGCTGTATGTTGATGTCCCGAATATCGCTGCCGGATCACCAAAGGTAAAAATTCCCCCAGAACTAGACGTATTATCCAGAGTAATTGTTGCTGGTTCGATAACCCCTGTTTCACTAAGATCATACTTCATATTGAAGTCGAGGTTGACTGTACCCTGCGGATCGGTGTAAATCGTAGCACGATACACGCTCTTACGTGTTCGGGGGTCCGTAATCGGAAAGTAGGGAGTTGAGAAACTAGCTGTGATGTCCGTCCCATCAAAGCTGTTGCCCGACTCCATCTGGTATACGTAGCCGTCATCATTTGCAAAAATTACAGTTTCTGTTTTGCCCGTATATGTCGAGTCTGCAACGTATGCTTTTATTCCTGTCGTCTCGGCCCAGTTTAATTCTGTGCCCTGTGCGCCTTGTATCTGGGTGCCTATGATACCTTTCGATGCTGCCGCTGTCGTCGTCGATGCAAATCCGAAGATACGATACTGGGACTTTTCTCTAATTGTCACAGACGAGAAAGACGTGTTACCAGATGTAAGAGCAACAATTTCTTTTTGTACTGGCTTAGTTACTGACGCCAAGTTAAAGTCTTCGTTGCGCTCTGTTCCTGCAACCGTACGCAAACCGTCCGGACCTAAGAAGATGACATCGCCTGATATTTCTTGTGCCGTGTCGTTTACAACGCAACCTATGTTGTCCGTAATCGGCTGCATCTGAAAGTCTGCAACACTGTTGCCGACGATGCGCGATATGCGATCTTCAGAGAAGACGATAAGTTGTTCACGAAAAACTATTAAATCAGTTACGGTGCTGCCTACGTTGATTATACCACCGCCGGAAGCTGCTGTAAAGTCATCATCTTCGAATGGCGCAGAAAAGATGAGGTTCTCACCCTTTGCAGCAAAGATGTGTTCCTTGAATTCTACTGCGTGGCTAGCACCCTGTAAGTCTGTTGGTCCGGAAAGTTGTGATAAATCAGAGGCAGTTATACCCGCAAGTATTAGGGGGTAGCCTATGCCATCAACAATGAAGAGCTTGTCGTTACCGTCAAAGTTGTACTTACAGAAACGTACGCGAGAAGAGTTCGCTCCGACAGTCAGAGATGTTGACAGGTCTACCCACGCTCCCGACCCAGATGCCCCCGCAAAAAGTTTTGGGTCACCGCCCGACTGATCTCGTGCTGCTATGACTCTGTCTCGAAAAAATGTTAGTCCTAATATGTTGTTTTGTCCGGTAACAACATTCGAATTGAACTTACTAAAACCCTCGATACGTCGATAGCCACCCTCTGTGGACGGTTCGAAGTTGATGAGGTTACGTGCAGAACCCGGAGCGGCACTGCCGTGCTGCAAGGGACTGAGGTTACTGATGAGACCCCCGCGAAATTCGATGGGGTACGTCTGCCAACGATCAGGCATGTTAGGTTGCCCTTACATAATAGTTTTCATTTACAAGTATTTTACGCATGTTCTTCATGCCTTCGTCGAATTTGCTTTTTGATATTGAAGCCATCTCCATGTTGTCACGGAACATGTAGCAGTAGTACATAGCACCGTCTACGATCACATGTTTGTACGGCTCTGGTATCATAGGCACGTCATCGTGCAAAGATAGGTTTACAGGGTGTAAAAAATATTCGTACTCAACTGTGTACGCTTTGTCAGGCATGGGTATGATGCCGAAGTAACCATCCTGTGATCGGAATACGAATTCAGGCACACCGCCCTTCGAGGTATCTGTCTCGTCTTCTTGGTCTATGTAACGGTCAACGTATTCTACGTATGTAATCTTACGTAGCTTACGTGCCCTGCCTAAGTCGAGACTCGAATCTCGCTTCACTCGGAACGTATCGAAATCTACATACTTAGCTTCATCTGCAAACGAGTAGCGAGTCTCCCCAGCAACCAGCGTGATCTCGTCCGAGTTGTGATTGTAAGGCCAGTAGAGATAGTACTGATTGATGTCGTGGATAGAAGAGTTCACCGCATCTTTTATCGTGCCGTGAAACCCTTTTGCGGTAGCAAAATTGGTAGTTGTTAGTTCTACCTCGTTTAGGCGTCTGCCAACCTCGTTGACGATATCGAGATAATTGTACGGCATCAGCTACGCTCCCTCACTCGCAAGTTAATTACTCGTTTCGTAACAATAGCAGCACTTGTTTTAGATGACGAACTCGTTGTAATTTCACAGATGATTTTGTTGTCTATGTTTGCGGTTCCACCCGATAGCACAATAGTTGCAGTCGTAGTTGTGTTCGAAATGCTGTTTACAGTGATGCCGTTAAACGTATCTGAAGCAGACAAGTTACTCGACTCTGTGCCGTTCGCCTGTATGAAACGCCACGCAACAGAGGCTATGGTTACACTATCGAGATCGAGGTATCGAGACCAGTCTACAGTGTAGTCTAGCCGTTCGTCCGGGTCTTTGTCAGGCCAACGTAATGACATGTTATGCTACCTTTACTAATCTTTTTTGCGGCTGGGCTACAGATATTACCCGTATCTTTTCTTTACGGATAGAAACAGTGCGCTGCGTATCTTGAAGAATGTATACTATACGATCTGACGGTTCACGGATTGCCACTTCTCGTGCAGGCTCTTGACTGACAAGCACAGCACGGCCCCGTTCATACAGCGCCGGATCGAAACGGAAGGAAAGAAATCCGTCCGCAACTACTGTCGCTGCACCGGATACGGCCCCGACGCCTTTTCCTGTGAGTGTGCCTGCGCCGGATACTGTTGCCGTGCCGGTTATACCGGATGTAAC